GAGTGCGGCACCGGCGGTGATGACCGCCGTCGAGAGCTTCGGCAGCTCCCACACGCCTTCGATCGCCGCCTCGCCGGTGGCGCCGGTGGCAACATCGGTGAGCGATACGCCCAGCAACGTGCCAATTACCACGGCCTGCCCGGATACCACGTCGGCGGCGGCCGTGTAGGTGATGTGCTCACCGGGGCTGCGATAGTTTTTTGCCATTTCCTGATCCTCCGATCCTCTGATTACTATGCCGATTACACGCCGGCGTTCTTGACGATGCCCTTGGTACCGACAGCGGCGACGCCGTACCGGTGCACGACCTTCCAGGCGATGCCATCGGTGCGGAAATTGATCTCCTGCTCAAGCGTCGGTGTTTGCACGCCGTCCAAAAATGCAACCTCAAACACCGGCTCGATATTGCGGTCGGCGAGCATGTACCACGCCGGGCCGGTCAGCCGCGGGGTGTCGATCACGTCCGCGAACAGCCCGCGCACCGCGTTTGGTCGCTTCTGGTTCTTCTGCGCTTCGTCGTCGAACTCCATCGCGTTGACCACTCGCGCGGTGCTGCCGAGCGACAGCGGGCCGAGCCACGACTGCGGAATGATGTCGAGGAAGTCCTCTCCGCCGGCATCCATCTGCAATGCCATCTGCTGGCGCATCGCGTCGATTGCGGCGACCGACGGCACTCCCGCCACTGCCGCGATGTTGCCGTGCGCAGCGTGGAACAGCGGATTGCCATCGCTCATCGTCGGGCCGTTGCCGCCATTGAGCGCGTACAGGGCGTACACATCGTTCTCAATGGTTCGCCCAGCCGCCTGGCCCAATGCCTGCGTCGGGCGGGTAAATGCCCCGAGGTCGTCATTGACAAGCACCTCTGGGGTGATCTGCAAGATGCGGCCCTTGCGCGAGCCCTGGATGGATTCTTTCGCCCCATCGGACATGATGCCGGTCTTGTACTCGCCGGCTTCGTTGACCGCTTCGAGCGACGTGAATGACCCCAGGTGGTAGCGGTTGTGCGGGCGGTAATCCGACAGCGTGCCGGTGGCGCAGAACCGCTCCCAGGTGTATGCCTGCAAGCGGTAGGCTGCGAGCAGCATTTTGTGCAGGGTGTTTTCCAGCAGCAGCGGAAAATCGCTGGTGCTTTGCTGCGCCAGCACATGCCCGGCAATCTGGTCGCGGCTCATGCTGCGGGTGTTGACGCCTGCACGGATCAGCGATTCCTCGGCCAGCGCGATCAGACTCTGTCTGGCTGCCGGGTTGCCTTGCCGCGCTGCTTCTGCGGCTTGGCCGGTAAGCACTCCGGCGCGCGCCAGCACGCCCTGCGCGGCGCGATCGATGCGTTTTTCCTCGTCGGTTTCGCCGACCTGCACATTGCTGGTGTTGGCGTTGAGCGGTACAGCTCCGGCACCGACTACCGAAAGGAGCCGAGCCTGCGCGTGCTCGATGCTCATCGAGGCATTCGCCAAACACTCGGACTCCAACTCGCGCACCCCGCCGATATCGCGGAACTGTGCGAATACCTCGCGCATCGATGCGTTGCGCTGGCTGATCGCTGCGATCACGCCATCCCGTGTTTCGGCGGTAGGTTGCGCGGTGGCGGGGGCGGGTGCCGCGGCGGGCGCAGCACCACCTGCGCCCCCCACTGCACCTGCCGACGCCAAAATCAGATGGCACTGTTTGTTCATTTCTGGTTCCTCGATGTGAGCCAGCACGGCTCGTTGGTGGCCCTCGCGGAGCGAGGCAAATGCAGCCGGCGTGGTCGCCGCCTGAATAAATTGATGCAATGCGTTGCGGGCGTTGCCGGTGGCCGTGGCAATCGCGGTGACGTACGACAGCAACGCTGCGGCAGCGGATTCGGTATCGGCCGGCGCAGGCGATGCGCTGATCACCTCATCGACGAATCCGAATTCAGCCGCCTCGGCGGCGGTGAAATAATGGTCCGCGCCATCGGTCAGCATCTGCTGGATTTCTGCGGAGCGCTCGCCTGCGCGTGCAATGTAGCTGACCTGCATCGCAGCGGCGTACACGTCCAGCAGCTCGGCCTGCGAACGCATCGCGGCGGCATTGCCGAAGCAGCCGCCGATTGGCGCGTGGAGCATCAGCAGGGTGTTCTCGTGCATGGATACCGTGTTGCCGGCCATGACAATCAAACTGGCAATGCTGGCCGCGATGCCATCGACGATCACCGACACGTTCGCGCGGTGCTGCTTGAGCGCGTTGTAGATCGCGATGCCATCGGTCACCACGCCGCCGTCGGAGTTGATGCGCACCACGATCTCCGAGGCATCGATAGCACTGATCTGACGCACCATTTCGGTGGCGTTGACCCCATCCCAAAAATAATCGCCGATTGGCCCATAAATCATCAGCTCGGCCACCGCGCCACCGGTGTGCAGTGCCAGTACGGATTTGCCTTTTGCGTCCGGCGCGATGCGCTCCAGATCATCGTTGGTGAGCGCGAACGTGGCCGCGACAGCCATGGGTTGCGTAGGGGTCATTGCGTGTTGTCCTGGTTGTTGCCCGGCGATTCGCCGAACGTGTCGAATTGCGCGACACCGGTAGCGCTCACCATCTCGGGGTCGGTATCGAGCACGATGCCGTTGTCGCGCGCCCACTGGCGTTCCAGCGCGATTTGCTCGTAGGTGTCGTACATGCGTCCGCCGCGCTCCGCGATGACGGATGCGGACGAGCGAAACCCTGCGCGTACCATCGTGCGCAGGCCGACGGCCTCTTTGACGGGATCGATCCATGGCATCGGCGGCGGCAGGTAATCGGCGCCGACTGCGCTGGCGAGGGTAACGCTGCGCGGCAAAACCACTTCGCCGGAGAGGACCGCCATCGCAACGAACCGCTCGTAGATCGGGCGCAGCATCTGCGATATGAACTCGCACGCCAGCACGCCGTACGCGCCGTATTGCTCGACCAGCTCTTGCCGCTGCGCGGAATAGGTGCCGTTGTAGTTTTTCGACAGCGTGCTGAAGCTGATCCGCATCGGCGCCGCGATGGCGCGGAGTTGCCCGTTGCGATAGGTTTCCAGATTCGGGTTCGGGCGCTTGCTGTCGATCGTTGACACCGACTCACCTGGGCGCAGATCGTCGAACACCATGCCGGGTTGCATGCGCATCTGGCGTGTCGCATCAGACGCCATGCCCGGATCGTACGATGCCGGATCGCCCTTGATGATCATCGCTGCAAAACTCGCGGCGATCTTTGCCGCGATGCGCTCGCTCTCCTCGTAGTCCTTGAGGTCTTCGATTCGCGCGAACGTGCTTGCAAGGATACTGATGCCGCGCACCTGGCCGATGCGGTCGGTGGTGCGCAAGTGGCGGATCAGATCGGCCTGCACGCGCTTGGTGTCTGGCACGTACACGCCGGGATCTCCCGGGTGGCGGCGATACACGTGATACGCTACCGGCCGTCCCCACGCGTTGCGCTCGACGCCGTGCATGATTCGGCGCGTGGAATCATTCAAATCGAGCGGGATCATATCCGGCTCGATCAGCTCCAAAGAAAACGGCACACTCGACCCATGCTCCAAAAACGGCACTGGCCCGCGCAGCTCCTGCGCGAACGCCTCGCCATCACGCAACCAGGTGCGCGCCAGCAACCGCTGTGCGCTGGCCCAATCGTGCATCCACGTTACCTCTGGGCGCTTTGCCCATGCCTGGTACAGTGGCATGATCTGATCGACCAGCGACTCAACCACGTTGCCGTCCGCATCGCGCGGAGCCGGCACGATGTTGATACCACTCGCGCCGATGACATTCTGTATTACCGACGATAACCCGCCGCTGATGATGTCGTGATTGCGATCGAGGTTGCGCGCCTGATTGCGCAGCGAGCTGCCGGTGAGACTGACTACGGAATTGCCGCTGCCAAAATCGCGCGACTGCCGCCGCAGGTGCGTGGACTCTGCCGCCTCGTATGCCTGGCGGTATGCCGATGCACGCACCCTGCTACGCGCGCGCGCTGCCGCCCACCCGGGGGATACGCGCTCAATCAACGCCTCGATCGCGCCCAGCTTCATCGCGCCACCCCGAACGTTGCGTTGTTGCGGCGCCCGGAGAAATTGGCGATTGCCACGCCGGCAGTACCGCCAGCCGCGTTAGCTGCCTCGCCGGCAGCGCGGCGCAGCCACTTATCGAGCTCGGTGCTTATCCATGCGGCGTCTGCCCGCGTAAGCTCGCGCTCGCCAAACCGTACGCGCTGACCGGCCAGCACGGATACGTATGCGGCTTGCAGCAGGGCAACTTGGTCGGAGGCGAATGACATGGGTGCGATGATCCACGTCCAGGTGCGCTCAGTCTCGGGGAGCTGGACGCACTACACCGCGCGCGCGGTGCGGATTCGAATTCGAATTGCTCATGCGCCGCCGTCGGCATCGCCATCCAGCACGCGATACAGCGTGCGCCGACCGAGCCGGTATTTCTTGCAGAGCGCGCGGGTGGACATCCCGTCGCGCAGGTCGGCGCGAATGTCCTGCACCGGGTAGTGATGCGCGCACGCCGGAATGTACAGATCTTGCGCCGGGTACTCCGCAACCAGATACGCCACCACGGCCTCGATGGTCGGCCGGATCGCAGCGCTATCTGCGCGCATGCGCATGGCAGCGCCAATAGTGAGCTCGTCCACCAGCTCTTCGGTGCGCGCGCTGGCGCGTGCTGTGTTGCGACTCACAGGCGTCGACTCCAGTTCGATGCATGGCGCAGTGGCTCGCCCGCAGCCGGTCGACTGTTGGTCCGCTGGGGCGTAGACGATTGCTGCTGCGTAGTCGTTTGCTGGGGCGCGGCTTGCGGCAGTTGCCCGCGCCTATCCCAATCGGCCTTTGTCAACATGTGCAGGCGCAACTCGGGGTGATGTGTGGCGGCGTAGGCGTACACCCATGTGTCGAGCGGTTCGTTGCGCGGCGCTGAGCGGCGTTTTTCAAATCGGTTGCGGGCCGGGTTGTACGTCTCGGCGGTTAGCCCGCCAAAATAGGCGTCTTCCAGGTCTTTGCTGAAACGCACGAGCCGCTCGTCGGGCTGTTTTTTTTCGTCGGTGCTTAGCCTGCTATACAGTAAGTGTTTGATCGCGACGGTGCCGACAGCGTGAGTGTGCACGCCGCGCTTGTCGTATTGCCCGCGCCAGTTTATGTCTTGGAGCTTGCCCCTGCCGAGCACCGGTGCGTTGTTCGGTACGGCGCCATGCACGGCCAGAATTCGGCGCACGAGGTGCTGCCGCACGTAGGTTTTCACCGCCTCGGTGCGGTGTCCGCCGATGTCGATGGCGGATGCCTCAACCTGCATCACGCTGCCATCAGCGCGCTCGATTGGGCGCAGCAGCAGGTCAGTCAGCCCAGCCCATACTGCATCCTCGGCCGGGTCGCCGGGTAACTCAACGTAATCGATGGTCCAGCTCGCGAGCCCGCGCCCCCATCCGACGATCTGCACGGCCAGGCGGTTGTCCTGGGTGTCGATTCCGGCGGTTATGGCCAGCACCCAAGCGGGCACTGGGCGCATCGGCAGATGCTCGGCGCGGTCGGCGATCATGGCGTGTTTGACCGCACGCATGGCGGGGTCTTCCCACGGCTCGGCCAACCGATCGTTCACGAACGTTTTGAGTTTCGCCGGATCGTTCTGCGCGCCGATCCACATGCGCGCGAGGTCGCGCCAGCGCGGGCCGAGACCGATTGGGTAATACAGGCCGTTGAGGTGGTAGCCGCGGCGAATGCCACTGCGCTCAGGGTGCTCCGGTACCCACTCGCCGGCAGCTAGCATCGATGGCTTGTGATGCTCATCAATGACGGCGCCGCATTCGCGGCAGGCGTACCACGCTTCACTGGCATCCGGCGACCAGTGCAGCCCTGGCCATTCGAGCGCCTGGCGGTGTCCGCAATGCGGGCACGGCACGTGGTAGCTGCGCATGTCGCTATCCAGCCACAGCGCCTCAATGCGCGACACCCCTTGTATCTGCGGCGTAGATATGTAGAGTCGCTTGTGCGAGGCAGGGAATGCTGACGTGCGACCCTCTAGCAGGGCAATAGGGTCATCACCACCGATCAGCGCCGACGCGAATTCGTCTACCTCATCGACGATCAGAGCCTTGACGCTGGTGGATTTGAGCCGGGCCGGCGAGCCGGCGTGTTCGAGGTACAACTGCCCGCCAGAAAAATCTTTGAACTCGCGCCGGTTGGCGCCGTCGCGGGTGGCAACGGTGGTGAGCGCGCGGCGCACGGCGGGCGTTTCTTCGATCAGTGGGCCGAGCTTTTGCGCGACCCACTTGTTCATCGACACTTCTGCCGGCAGCGCGACCATCGTCGGGCCTGGTGCGTGATCCATGATGTAGCCGACGACGTTGAGCGCCAGTTCGGTCTTGGCGCTCTGGATCGGGAACATCAGCGCGACCTCGCGCACTGGCGAGCGCACCGACATGCAGTCCATTGGCTCGCGCAGGTACGGCACCCGCGCGGTGCGCCAGCGGCCGGGCTCTGGCGATTGCTTGCTCGACAGCACGCGCTCGGCATCTGCCCACTGCGAGACGGTGAGCGGGCGGCGCGGCGCGATGGC